ATGCCGCTTTCAGAACACCACCCGCAGAACCGAGTATATCACCAAACATCTGGCCCTTAGCCAAAGCCGAACCTGCGCGTGCAGCGCCGCCCTGAGCCAGAAGTTCAGAGATATTTGCAGCCGACTGCATTCCAGCAGTTCCGACACCCGCGGCAGATTGCTGACCCAACGAAGTCAGTCCACCAAGGCGACCATATTGCTGCTCAAGGAACTGGTTCAAAAGCTGCGGACGAAACTGAGCCAATGCGCCCTGAACATTGCCGCCACGAAGCCCACCAGTTGCAGAAGCCTGCTGGAGAATCGCTTCTTCCTGCTGTCGCGCCAATGCCTGAAACAGCGGGCTTTGCTCTTGCTGTGCAACATACTGCTGCTGCGCTTCAGGCCCAGCCAATCCCAATGCAGCCATCTGTTGCTGCAATGCGGGACTGCCAGCGGCCACATAAGGCTCAAGCAGTTTACGGGTTTCTTCGCGTGCGGCGCGGGTTTCAGCAACGCCAGCCATCGAGGCGTCATACTGAAGCTGGCCCGCTTTATTTGCAGCTTTGCCTTTAAGCAACGAGCCGCCAACGCTAACAGCGGCACCAATGCCGGTTACTGGATCAGGCATCAGACATTTCCTTCATATATTCCTCAAGGCTTTCGCCATACAAATTTAGGACAACGGGGCCAATGTCCATCGCTGCCTGCACACCATGTTCGATCTGCACGACAGCCAGGACAATATCATAATAACCAGCACGCCAGACGAAGCTTGTGGCGCACGCACCGCCATCACGTTCGACCTGATCCGATGCTTTCCACTTCAGCACTGCAACGCTCATCAGGGGAATTAGAACATGGGCATTGCGCTGGTAGAAAGCATTGGCAGGCATTCCGACCAAGGCATTCCAGATTACCGCGTCAACATCGTCTCGATCAATTGCATCGCCATCAACTATGTCATCAAATAGTTGAATGACTTCCCAAAGGGAGATCAGCCAGTCGACAGCCTCATCAGACAGGCAGAGAGCCTCGTTGAAGTTGCGCCTTAGCCAATATTTGGGTGAACCATCTTGCGTCATTCAAACCCCTTTGAGGTGAGCCACCGGCTGCTCAATAACGCTCGGTGGTCAACACATATCACAATCAATCCTCGGATTCAAATTCTCGTTCTTCCCATGCTTGACAAGAGCGAAGATCGTGACAGATGAAGTCGAACTTATGGCAATAACCACGGAATCCGGCTTCAACGTCCCACTGGTTCCAAGGGATCTTGTCCATCTTGGCTTGTGTCATCGTTGAGTTATCATAATACTCGCAGTTCGAGCAGCGACGGCGACGGGCTTCCGTCTCATCCACCTGCATCGCCTTGCCCAATGCAATCCAGTATTTCGGGTTAGCGCCGCGCTCGTTGCTGGGATTTTCGGGGCCAAGCATCCAATCGTCGATCACGACCTTGGTGTTTTTCTTGTTCTCAGCGGCTGTGATGAATGGCTCGCTTTCACGCAGACCAGCAAAGCCTTCGATCATGAACATTGGCTTTTTCATTATGCGATTTCCCTACCAGATGCGCGGATATTAATCGCAGAAGCGGTTCCGGCGATTGTCGAGATAAAGCCACCGCTTGCAAGCACCTGGCCGACCAATTCAGGGAAGGTATATGTCTCTGACGGCTGGAGCGTCTTGGTCTTTACGATCAGGTTGTCATTTCCTGCGCTGCCCAATGCAGTCACAAGGTTCACACTAATCGTCGCAGCCGTGGCGCTGTAGTTGGTCGCAGTGAACTTATCGATGATCGTGGTCACGTTGGTCGCCACGTATTGCGTTGTCTGGGCATTCTCGGCGGTCTTGGCCGGAATTAGAACCTTTGTTGAAACAGCCATGTTAAACCTCCAAAGAACTTACATTGTCCGTCACAGTTAGAATGATCGACGGGACAGCCGGATGCACACCTGTTGCCGCGTCTGCGTGCAATTGAACGCCGATGTCATCCACTTCCCACATCAATTCAAAATAATCGCCAGCGTTCATCTGTAACAGAAAATTCCATGCTGCGACATTCTCTGTGTTATTGCCTTGAATCCGAATGACGGTGGCGCTTTGCGTGACATCTGTTCCGTTCTTGCGAAGCCATACCCAGACCCTATGTGCGCCGCCACCAGATGTATTGATGAACTGCGCGGAGAACTGAATGTTGTAGATATTCGCCCGGTCAACATAGATGCGCGACGTAGGGCTTCCGCGAGTGACGCCGAAAGAAAGATCGGTCGTGTCAAACGTCATTCCGTAGGCCGTGTTTATAACCGCAGCGGTTTGATCAGTTGTATCGTAAAACGAACCAAAGCGAGGCGCGATAAACTCTTTGGGTGGCGGCGTTTGTTGAAGGGCTGCGATCTGGTCTTGCAGATCATCAACCTGTTCCGTTGTTGCTGAAGCCGGTGCGCGATCTAAAAGCTCTAGTGCATCAGCAAGGCGGGCGATCTGGGCAAGCGCCTCGTTGGCATCCGCACCCGCATTGCCAGCCGCTATGCTTATGTCATCAACAGTGGTGGTGGAAATTGTGTCGACAGTGGCGAACAGTCTTTCGAACTGCTTGATCTGCTCGAAGTCCTGAAGGAACGAGGCAAACTGATCGCGGGTTAGGTTTAGTCTAGGCGGGACAGCCATTAGAACGCCAACGGCTCTAACGCCGCCTCTAGTCGGGCAAAGGACAAGTGTGCATCGCTAGTGCCTTGGAAGCGTTGAATGCGCCAGTTACGCATCCATCCCTGTTGGAACCATACCAAGCGTTTAGCCCTGTCACCCTGCTTACCAGCCTTGATGAACTTCTGTTGGCTCCACGTCTCGCCGTCTGTCGAATAGCTTGTGTTGATCGTCGGATCTTCGCCAAATGCCACAGCGCCGGTCAGCGTCACCAATTCCAGATTTTGGAAAATAACGCCGCGGCCTTCGTTATAAACAATCGTTGTGCCAAATTCCCAGCGCACCTTTGAACCCCAGTGCGTCGATATGTCCTTCACAAGATAGCCGACTTGACTGTTGGTAGGATTGCCGACCAGCCACTTGTCATAGCACCAGACGAAGTTTTGAGCGCGATAGCGGGCGAACCCGACAAGCGTTGTGGTCAGGGTGAACCAGACAGGCTCGCCAAGGGTTTGCGTAGCAGCCGCATCAAAGACCAAAGTGCGATCAGGCAGGTGAATATACAGATGCTGATGCGCCCTATCGTTACGGGCCTCCAGCTTGACGCCAGCCAATTGAGCCTCGGTAAAGCCCATCAGTATTTCGTCAATTTCCTGCGTGCTGATCTTCGTCGCGTTGGCATTCGCGCCCATATAGATCGCAGGGGCTTCGTTAAAGCCGCTGCCGAGGAACGTAATCGTCTCCATGAAGTTGCAGCAAGCGTGGGTGCCAATGACGCCCTTTTCGATCTGGGCGCCGTCGATACGCTGGAAGGGGAATAGATCACCCCCTACGTTATCAAAGACTTCAATCGTATGCCGGTTCAGCGCATAGACTTCGTTGCGAAGCTTCAAGAGAGCGAGGACTGGATCAGGGTCAACTTCCGACGATCCGTACTTAAGCGGATTGACTGCAAGAGGATTACCCAATTCCGTGACAACCAGAAACTCGCCATCTGTGGTCATCCAATAGCCGTCTACCCAAACGGTATCGAGAACCGTTCCCAGATCAGGGTCAGTGTTCTGCGTCAGCGTTGAGGTGGTTGGATTCCAAAAGAACAGATTGCCGTTCGACGCGATACCCAAAAGGTCGAAGTCATAATCAAGCGTTACCTGCTGACCATCATTGCCAACGTCGCCCAGAACCGTAACAGCGCCATTGCTTGCCACCGTGACCAGTTTGCTACCCATGACACGATAACAGACTCCGTTCCAATTGATGCCGCCGCGATCAGTGCCTGGGCCTGTGCCGTTGGCTACAATGCCATCAGCGGGACGCAGATAACCCTTGTTAGCCCCAATCTCTTTAGGGACGGGGACGAGATTGATTGGATATGAAGTCCGAAAATCCGGCGCTCCATCCGTGTAAATCCCGTTGAGGATCGCAATCTGCGTCATTTACCATTTCACCTTGTCAGCCCAAAATGCCGCGCTCATCTTACCCTTGGCGATATTCTTTGCGTGCCTAGACTTGAAAGACGCACGCTTCTTTTTCATCGCATCAGATTCACCAGCCTTTGGCTTTCCGGCAGTCTTTGCCCCCTGTTCACCAAAGCGGATCGTCTTGATCTGATCGCCTTCCTTAGCCACAACGATGTGTGACTTTTTAGGATGTCCTGGCGTTTTCTTGGGCTTGTTATACCCAGAGACACCAGCACGGGCGAGGCGACTATCTTTCTTCACCCCACCAGCCAGTTGGTGCCGTTGCTCCAAACGGGAACCTGATTTGCACCGCCGCCTGCAACGGTCGCGCCAAAGGTCGATACGGTCGAGTCAGTCACATATCCCCGCGCACCAGCATTGCCGACCGCATTGGGAAGCTGTGCAAAGGTGCTGGCAGTGGTCCGAACCGTGGTGCAGACAACATTGCCAAAGTTCGCTTCGATATATTCGATCAGCGTTGTGATTGAGGCTCGGCGGCTGTCACCCTGATCAGATACCCAGAGAACGACTTGATTACCGCCTGAGACTTGCGTGACCAACGGAAGTTGATTGATAGTAGGCATTGATTAACTCCACTCAATGGGGCCATCCGGCCCAGCGTCTACAGGATCGACAGGCGGGTAGACATAAGGATTGTCCCAACGCCAAGGCTTGTTGCCCTGACCGATTGGCATGGTTTCAGGCAGTTGCTTTTCAAGCGGGAATGCTGCGCGCTGCATCAGGACGTTATAAGCGTTCTTGGCAAGCATCTTGGTGTCGGGCGAAACGGTCTTGCCATAGCCGGGCGCAATGCGAACAGCGAGGTTTGTGATAACCGCTTCCCATGCGCTGTCGGGTGTGTTGGTGTCTGTGTCGAGATCCGCATCTTGCGGGTTGCTGATGGGATAGCCAAGACGGATGCCCTGTGCGTTCCATTCCATCATCATTGCATCCAAGCGGCGTAGAGCGCCTTCAAGCTGTTCAGGCTGAAGATCGAAGATGTAATCTGCCATGCCTATCTCTTCGAAGGCTCCAGTCACGAATTGTCTTTTCGAATATCCCATTATTGCCCCCCAGAATGCTGCATGAGATACAGCGCGGCTGGCGAGATGCCTTCTGGCCGTTGTTCTTCTTGCATTTCGTTTGGATTGAACCCGATCTGGCTCCAGTAACGCGGATATAATTGCGCAAACTTTTCCGCCATCTCAGGCGTTTCAAATCGCACGATGTTTCGACGCCGCAAAGCCTCATCAAATGCGCTCTGCCCATAGTCCCGCAATTGTCCTGTTTCGTCAGGCATAAAGCGCGGATACACAATCGAACCGTTGTCAGTGTTAATATATTCCAGCGTCTGCCTCATTGCGTTTTGCGGATTTGGAACGGAAGGCTTATTATACGGGAATAGAATGTCTTTGACGAATGGCGTAGCACTGTTGTCACGCAAAATGCGTTCGACGCCAAACTCACGATAGGCTTCATCTAGTGTCCTATTGGGGTTGGTGTCGACCTGTGACATTCAGTCCTCCAGCTTTTCAGCGATGCGCTCAGCAAGCTTCTTATCAGAAGTTCGCGCATTAAACGAGACACCAAGTTCTTTTGCCTTGGTTTCTAGTTCATCGCGGGTCGGGCCTGATACCTCGTCAATGGCATCATCGAACGCTTCAGCCGATTGAATAATTGCGGCAGCCTTCTTGCCAGCCACTGCTTCCTCATAAGACGCGAACCAGCCTTTAGCGGTCAACGCGTCAAATTCTTCCTGATCCGCGGCGCCTGCATAAGCATAAGTTCCGCCACGGGGCTTCCGATGCGGACCAGGCGTCTTATACATAATGGTTGGAAAGTCGGTCATTTCTTTTTTGCCTTTGCTGCACGCTTGGGTGCTTTCGATGGCTTGCCTGCTTTCATTGCGGCATCACGTGCAACGTTCAGAGCAATGGCAATAGCCTGCTTCTTCGGGCGACCAGCCTTTTCCTCCATCTTGATGTTCTTGCCGATGCTTGTCCGGCTGTAACCTTTTTTCAACGGCATTTCATTCTCCTGATGAAGTTAGGGGGAGCCGACTTCCAAGGCTCCCCCTTCCCCCTGTTAAGCCTGATTGAAGAGCAGGATGCCCGCCATTTCAGGGTTAGTCATGACAACGCCGTAGAGTGTATCCAGCGTGTAAAGCGTCTGGAAAGTCAACGGATCAAACTTCTTCGTCATGACCAGTTCGATGCCCTGATCCGTCGATGCACGCAGAACGTCAACGCCAGCGCCATCCGGCACAGCATAACGGCCCGGAAGCAGTTCGATCGAATCTTTGCGCCAGAACGGGTTGATGTTCGAAGCAGTGGTGTTGAGGAAGTTCAGCGGCGCAGTTGCCGAAGTCGAAACGACCTGAACGTTCTTGTACTGCTCTTCAGCATCCGTCGGAGACGAGTTTGCACCGATGATCGGCGGGCTGATAACCATCGAGGTGCCATCAACAATCGAGATAACGCGGAAGGTCTTAAGCTGACCAGTGCTGCGCTTCGTGATGTGGTGGACTGCTTCGATGCCATCGATGGTGAACGCATCGCCAGCAAGAATGCCAGTTGTCGAAGAGACAGTGACAGTCTGATAGCGGTTGTCGACGTTGAGAACGCCAGCAACGCTGTTCGTTGTTGCCTGCGGAACGTAACGAACCTGCGCGCCGTTGGTTGCAATCGTGCGGCTTGCCGAGTTGGCATTGCAGCGGTTTGCATAGTCCAGTTTGTAGGTTTCGAAACCAGCCACGGGGCCGACATACGAACGCTCGTAAGCGTTAGCCGACTTGTTACCAGTGAACGAACGGGTCGCCACTGCCAAGTTGCCAGCCATGCCGTTGTAATCGCGGCTCGACAGAGCGAGGTAGCGATCTTCAGCCATGATGCCCTGTTCGTTCATGATGCTGTCGCACAGAGCAATGTCATCATAATCGCCAGCAGCGGTTGCAACGTCAACAACGAGCGTGCCCTGAGCCGATGCAACGTCCATAACCGACAGGTTGATGTCCGAAGCAAGCTTCTGCTTTGCAGCATCGCCCAGACGGCCTTCCTGAAGTGCATCGCGCAGTTCAAGAGCGTCCATCTGCCAAGCCGAACACTGGCTGAAGCCGAGGGTCGAAGGAACCGAAAGCTGCGTCATGGTCGAAACGTTCGACGCAATCGTAGTGCCGACGGTACGGCTGAACGACTGAGCGATGTAGGGCTGCGGACGCCAGATGGTGTCACGAGCGCGTTCCATCGTTACGCCGTTGGTGTTGTAGATGTTGATGTTCTTCGAGAGAATCAGAGCGTCATTGAAGCCTTCGAGGATGTTTTCGAAAGCAACAATTTCCTCTTTTG